TGTTAGCGTCAGTCCAATTGTTAATACTTGCTGGTCTGAAAGAACCACCTTTTCCAACGATTGATGCGATTGTACCTAATTCAGTACGGTCTGCTCTTTGATAAGCTTTGAAATTCAGTGCCATTTTGATTTGTTTTTTTAGTTAATAATTGATGGGGGGCTACCCCAACTTGGCAATTTATGCGTGGGGTTGTTGTTGGAAGTACCCTCCCCTCCCATATACATGATAGGTTTTCCCTTCTCCCATGCACAGGGGGTATTTTTAGGGGGGAATGTGTTTCACGTGAAACTTGGTATGGGGGGTATATAAAAATAAATTTGGTAATATATGGGGAAGCTGTGTACCTTTGGGGTGGAGGGTGGGTTAGGAGATAGATGCTCCCTACAGACAGATAGTCAATAGATGGGTGTAGATGGTGAACGGATGACTCTCATCCATTGATAATAGAATGGGGAAGGTGTATCTGGTTGAAAAAAAAGATATAATATAGCAATAGGATAAAAGATTGTATTTGAATATGTTAGAATAACCCCCTATCTTTGTAACAACTATATGACGGTGATATTACAAAAACTGAAGAAAGAAGAAGCTGACAGCTATAAGGTGGCTGAAAGGTATTATACTATTCTTTCTGCAGTGAATGATCTTAGGCTGACACAAAGGGAGATACAGCTTCTTGCTTTTACGGCTATTAGGGGAAACATCTCCTATGCTAATATAAGGAAGGATTTCTGTGACACCTATGGCACCACCAATCCGTCCATAAACAACATTATTTCCAGGCTGAAGAAGATGGGGGTGCTTGTGAAGGATGGGACAAAGGTGAAGGTGAATCCCAGGATAGTATTAAACTTTGAAAATGACGTCACCCTTGAAATCAGACTTGTTCACAGATAATAAGCCCGTGAGCCTGTCTGTTAAAGACTGGATTATTAGGAAGCTGGCTCCCAAGATGCTCATTGGTGAAAAGACTATTGAAGCTGTTATTAACCATCAGTTTCAGGAGGCCAACCAGGCGCTGACAAAACATAAGAGCTTGGAGATCAGTGGGTTTGGGAAGTTCTTCTTTAATGAAGGGAAGGCAATAAAGCAGATGGAGAAACACGAAAGCCAGGTAGCCCTGTTCACAAAGAAGCTAGAGGACGTTAGCCTAACAGAGCAGAAGAGGAAGTCGTACGAGCTTAAGCTTCAGATAGCCTTGGATGGCATAAGAGATTTAAAACCAAGAATGTATGCTTTCACAGATTTACGAGGGGTGGAGGAACAACCTCATCCCCCCAGACAAGTTGAAGACAGCGATATTAGAGACGAGCAGTAAGAGAATAAGCATTTGTAAGCAGTGTGAATATCATTCAGCTAACAGAAAGAATTACAAAACCATCCGTCTTGACGCTCATTGCACCCATTGTGGATGCACATTGTCTGCTAAAACCAAATGTCTTTCATGTGCTTGTCCATTAGAAAAATGGCTGGCAGAGGTTACGCAAGAACAAGAAGAGCAAATCAAAAAAGATGGAAAATAACGAGGTGATTTTCAAAAAGATTCCGTTGAAGGTGTTTTTAGACATTCTTCATGATGCATGGGAAAAGGGAGCAGACTATGTTGACATAGTGGGTGTCCCTGACGAAGTGCAGGACAATATAGCTGTAGCCATTCGTCAGGAATACATGAATGCAAATCCAGAGGATGAGTTTGAAATAGAGGTGGAGCTAGAACATCCTGACGACAACAAAGATTTATCAGACGAAGACTTAAACCAATTAATATGAATCCAGTAGTAGAAGCGTGGATAGTTATTGAAAAATTAGCAGCCTTGATTGCTACACCTGAAGTAAGCCCAGAGGTGAAAAAACTGGCTAATGACGAGATTGAGAAACTTCTCAGTTCTGTGATTCAGCCCAGCCTCACCAAGTTTACAGCAGCGAGCTCAGGAATTCTGCTCTAAATGACAGATATGGGAAGACCCAACGATTATTACAGAGTGCTTGCACTTTTCCAGCAATTACATATTTCCTACCCTAACTACAATATGGGTAGACACATAGCCACTGCGCTAGATGAATATGGAGATGTGTGGGGACTTAGTGATAGAGAGATATTGTTTGCTCTTGAGAAGTATAAATCAGAGCTTGACATGGACGTTCCTCACACAGATGAGAGCGAGATTGATCAGATTATAAAGGAGGGGATGAATCTGGAGAACATTCTAAAAGAAGATGATGGCGAAGATTATTAAGAAAACTACATACATTAATACAGAGCTTGAATGGGCTGAGCAACAGCTCACATCGTGGAAAGCTTATGTGGATGCAAATCCCCTGCATGAACTAAAAGACAGGATTGAATGGAAACCTACAGCCAAAGGAGGAATGCTTCCCATGGTGATAGCTTCCATCGAGGCACAGGGTAAGTTCATACAGGAAACCATGAAAAATTACTTGGCCCTTCTAGAGGTGGTGGAGAAACTACGTGAGAAGGAAGAAGCTAAAGTGGAAATCAGAGGCAGTGGAGAACTATCTACCATGGCTGAAGACTTTCTTAAAAGCAGACGATGAATGATCTTATAAGCATAGACTACAAAGACTGGTTCATTAATCAGGGAAGACTCCCTGACCGTGAGTCAGCTGAGTATAGGTCATTCTTTGACTTTCATAAAGAGTTATGTCTGAATGGATGCATGATGAATGGGACATATATTAACCCATTCCTCTATTGGCATCTAAATGTGTGGCACACAGAGGTGGATGTTGTTGACGAAAGAGGACGCATCTACCAGAAATATGCCAACCCCCTGTTACGTGATAACGAATGGATTGTGACAAATGAGATTGACAGGGCACAACAAGAAAAAAAGGGCTTGGTGATACTAGGAATACGACGTTTTGCCAAGTCTGTTTTAGAGGCTTCTTACATAGGGTGGGGCGCAACATTTGATGAAAACTCCCAGAATGTGATCGCTGGGTTAAACGCTCCCGACATAAAGCTGATCACAGACAAGCTGGACAAGGGCCTCAATTTCCTACCTGAAGCATGGAGATGGCAGAGAGTTGAGGATAATTGGAAAAACCAAGTCACCCTAGGTATCAAGACTCGTGGAGGAGAACGTATACCGTTCTCTCAAATCCTCATCCGTAACTTGGATGAAGGTAATAACGAAGAGGCTATTGCAGGTACTAAACCTCGTAAACTAATTATTGATGAGATTGGTAAGGGCAACTTCCTCAGAGGCTTTCAGGCAGCTGTGCCTGGTTTCACCACTCCGTATGGATGGGGATGTTCTCCTCTCCTGACAGGAACAGGTGGTGATATGAAGAAATTCATGGACGCTAAGTCCTTGATGTTTGACGCAGACAACTTTAACTTCCTTGCTTATAACAATGAGAAAGATGAGAGACGTGTTCATGGCTTGTTTATTTCGTATAAGTATAGAATGGAAGCTAAGGAAGAGAGCACGCTGGGTGCGTTTCTTCAACAACCTGAAGGAAGCGATCTTCATAATGTCAAGATGCTTGTAAGCAATGAAGACAAAGCTCTTGAAATAACCACAGCCAACCTTGAACGCCTGAAGAAAGCAGGAGATAGGGTGGCCTATCTAAAAGAAAAGATGTATTACCCACTTGAGGTGGATGACATCTTCCTGAATGAAGACACAAACATATTTGATATAGAGGCAGCCAAACGTCAAAAGGGTAGGTTGCTTAACCAGGGGCGTACAGGCACTCCTGTAATTTTGTTTCATGACGGAGAGAAAATCAGTCATGAGTTTACAGACAAACAGCCTATAACCAACTTCCCTCTAAAGAATAGCGATCTAAAGGATGCCCCTGTTGTCATATATGAGTTTCCTATCGAAAGTCCTCCATATGGATTGTATGTAGCTGGGGTCGATCCCTACAGACAAGGACAAGCTGCCTATTCTACATCATTAGGATCTGTGTACGTTTATAAGAGAATGCACGACATAACAGGTGAGAAATATCAAGATATGTTCGTAGCTTCGTATTGTGCAAGACCTGATAAGAAAGACACCTGGGAAGAACAGGCTCGTCTACTTATCAAGTATTACAACGCTAGAACTCTGTGTGAGAATGATGACATCTCGTTCATAGAATATATGAAAGCAAAAGGAGATGCACACTACCTTGAGAAACAACCTGATTGGTTGAAAGAGGTGGTGCCTGGTACAACAGTGAAGCGTGATTATGGTGTACACAGAAGCTCTGAGAAGATAAGAGACTATCTGCACAACTGCCTCAAGAAGTATATGGAGGAAGTGGTGTACACCGAGAAGGATGAAGATGGTAACATCATCAAAGAGGTGCAAGGAGTGTCAAAGATATTTGATCCTGTACTGCTAGAAGAGATAATTCAGTATAACGATCAGGGTAACTTTGACCGTATTATTGCTGCAGAACTTGCTATAGCTCAGGCCCTTAAGATGGATCCTGTCATGGGTAAGGTGGGAGGATCGTCTGATCCTAGAGTGAGTGCGATATTCAAACCCAATAAGAAGAACGTTCTGTTTACAGAATCTCGTGGGTTATTTAATAAAGTGAAAAAAAGTAAACTTTTTATATAATGGCTATCATTAGATATACGAAAGATGCTACAATTAGATATGCCTATCTAAATATATTCCCTGACCAGTTTAAGACGGACAAGGAAAAGCAAGACGAGAGTTGGATAAAGAACACCATGGACTACTTTGCAAACAAGGCTTATGCTGAGTATGTGAAGAACCGTGACACCTTTGTCAAAAACTACGATTTAATAAAAGGCATCTTGAGGATGGAAGACTTCTATCAAGAGCCTACAGTGAAGAGCTTTACAGATATGATGACAGCTGATCTTCAGCTTCCTGCATATGTAAAGATGTATTCTATTATGACCACTCCTGTGAACGAGCTGGTAGGTGAAATCACAAAACGCCCTGACACATTCAGAGTGAAGGCATTTGATGATGACAGTAAGGCTGAAGAGCTACAATTCAAGACAGACATTCTTCAAGAATATGTAATTGGTCAAGCTAAACAAAAGATTGTTCAGCAAGCTGCAATGCAGGGTGAAGAGATTGATGAGGAAGAATTGCAGCAACTTACCATGGATCAAGTGAAAGATGTGCTAGATAGCTATACATCTGTAGCTGAGAAATGGGCTAATCACGTACTCACCTGTCAGAAGGCTGAGTTTAACCTGAAGGAAAAAAGTGAAGATGCGTTTCGCGATTTGCTAATTTCTGGAAGAGAATTCTATCACATATATGAAGACAACTCAAAACTTGGATTTAATGTTGAGGTGGCTAACCCCAAGAACACTTGGTTTCTTACAACTCCTGATAGAAAATGGATCTCTGATCCTACAGGTAGAGCTCAGGGTGCTTATGCCGCTGGTACAGTACAGGTTATGGAACTTTCAGAAATCATTGAAAGCATTCCTGACCTCACCAAAGAAGAAATTGACCATCTAAGAAGTTCTCTCCAAGACTATGGACTAATTAATGTCCGTGAGTCAAATTTGGGTAATCCTGATGCTATTCCTGGAACAGACTCAGTGATGTATGACACATTTGACCCACTAGTCCTTCAGACTCGTATGATTATCGAAAGTGAAATGAAGGAGAACAACGATGGCCTTAAAGACTTCTTAGGACTCACCTCTAATGTGTCTTCATTTGGATACAAATATGTGGTGGTGAGATCTTATTGGATCTCTAAGAAGAAGATTGGCAAGGTGATTTATTTGGATGAGCTAGGCAACGAACAGTCTGTTCTAGTGGATGAAAACTACAAGAGTGGTACAATTCCTACACAAGAATCTATTGAGTGGGGCTGGATTAATCAATGGTATCAGGGTACAAAGATTGGACCTGACATCTATCATATAAAACCGTTCAAACTTCTCAACTATTGTCCTATTATTGGTACAACGTTTGAGGTGAAGAACACAGAGGCTAAGTCTTTGGTTGACTTGATGAAGCCTTTCCAGGTGTTATACAATGTATGTATGAACCAGCTTTACAAGCTCTTAGAAAAAGAGGTTGGTAAGGTGTATTTGACATCCATCAGACACATTCCTATTCCTAAGGATGGTGATGCTCAAGATGCTCTTGACATCTGGGAAATGGAGGCAAGAAACAGAGGGGTTATGTTTATTGACGATTCTCCTGAGAACCTGAAGAGTCCTTCTAGCTTCAACCAGTTTAGAGACATTGACCTCACACGTACGCAGGAGATACAATCTCGTTACACGCTAGCACAACAGCTCAAGAATGAGTGCTGGGAGCTTGTGGGTATGAGTAAGCAACGTATGGGATCTGTGGCAGCTAGTGAGTCTGCTACAGGTGTAAACGCAGCTGTTCAACAATCTTATTCTCAAACAGAACCTCTGTTTGTAGCACACGAATATATCATGGGTCAGCTCTATCAATCTATCATTGATGCTGCCCTATACGTAGAAAGCAAGAAGCCACAATCCACTCTCTCCTACATTACAAATGAGGGAGAAGCTGCGTTTGTACAGGTGAACGGTTCTGATCTTAAATTCCGTGACCTGAAGGTGTTCTTAACAAATCGTCCTGAAGATAAGCAAATGTTCGACGAGCTTAGAGGTTTGTCTCAGGCTGTAATTCAGAACGGTGGAAGCTTGTACGATGTAATTGAGCTTTACAGCACCAAGTCCATGAGGGCTATGAAGAAGGTGTTTAAAGAGTTGAGAGACAGACAGATGCAAGTGCAAGATCAACAAATGCAAACTCAACAACAGCAGATTGATCAACAAAGAGAGATTGCAGCTGCTCAGCTTCAACAGGCTCAGCTTCAGAAAGAGCAAGAGATTGCTAACGATAACTATCAAAACGAACTGGATAGACTTAATAAGAAGGAGATTGCTCTCATTGCTGCTGAGGCCAAGAACATGGGACCTCTCAGTGATGTAGACAAGAGTGGTGCTCCTGATGTTCTAGAGATTAATAAAATTGCTGCTGAACAATCTCGTACAGCAAAAGATTATGAAATGAAAATGGCAGACATTCAGGGGAAGAATGTCCAGAACCTTCAGAAGCTTGAAATTGAAAGAGAGAAGCTGAAGGTGGATAGAGAAAATCAAAAGAACGACTTGGAAATAGCAAAGCTAAACGCCAAGAATCGAGCTACAAAATCTAAATAATGTTTGATAGGCTCATTGACCTAATCACAGGCTGGTTTGAACAACTGCTCCCCTTCTTTATCGTTAGAGATTTTGAGGAAGCAGTTGTTCTACGCTTTGGTAAATTCCACAAGGTGGTTAAACCTGGTTTCCACTGGCGCATCCCATTTGTGGATAATCCCATGGAACAGCATGTTGTAGTTACAACTCTGAGCCTACCCCCACAGAGTCTTTACACTAAAGACAAACAGAACATTGTTGTGAAGGGGTTAATCAAATACAAGATAGCTGATATTCAGACATTTATATTAGAAGTGTATGATGCTCAGGACGCTATATCAGATATGACACAATACATTATCAAGAACATCATCATGGGCAAAACTTTAGAGGAGTGCATAGACGCTGAGATTGATAACATCCTCACGAAGAAAGCTAGAGTGGAGGCAAAGAAGTGGGGCGTTGAGATTCAACAGGTTACACTCACTGACATAGCTCCAATCCGTTCATACAGGATAATAAATGACACGGTGATAAACAAACTTGATTAGAGTGATTTAGATTAATGCTATATTATATACGAAAATGGTGTATATAGATGCATAACTCTTTGCTATTCAACAATCTCTGACTATTTTTACACACGTATAAACCAATTTAAATAAACTACATATGGCTGAGAACCTAGATACCCCGTCATTCGGTAACTTTAGTATTGAAAATACTATGGAGATGGGACCTGGAAGTGCAGAACTTCTTAATGATCTTATGTCTCCTGAGACATCAACAGGCAATCCTGATGATATTCAGAAGATTGTAAAAACTGCTGAACCCCCTACTCCAGATCCAAAACCCGATGTTCCTAAAGGAAAAGAAGTTGTTCCTAAAGCAGATGGTGAAGAATTCACTGGTCAAGATTTGATTTCAAGCTTCCTTGGTGATAATACTGAAGAAGAAGAAGATTCAGAAGAGGTTGATCCTCAACCAGTTAAGAAGAAAGCTCCAACAACTGAAGCTAAACCTGCTGCTGAAGAAGAAAACAATAACGAAGAAGGAGAGGGAGAAGGAGAAGAGCAAGTGAGTCAATTCACAGCTTTATCTCGTGACCTTTTCAAACTTGGTGTTTTTTCAAAGGATGAAGATGAAGATGATGTAAGCATATCCACTCCTGAAGAGTTTCTTGAACGCTTCCAAAGTGAAAAGAAAAAGGGAGCTGTTGAGATGGTGCAAAACTTCATTAGTCAATTTGGCGAAGATTATCAACAAGCGTTCGAGGCTGTATTTGTAAAAGGCGTTAGTCCAAAAGAATATTTTGGTACATATAATAACGTGGTTAGTTTCTCTGAAATGGATCTTTCACAAGAAAACAATCAAGTGAGAGTGATAAGACAAGCATTAACTGACCAAGGTTTTGAAACCGAAGACATTGATACTGAGGTGGAAAGACTTAAAAACTATGGTGATCTTGAGAGCGTAGCTACAAAACACCACAAAGTGCTTGTTAAGAAGGAAGCCCAGAAACTTTCTCAAATGGAGCAAAAGGCTGAACAAGAGCTCCAACAAAAACAAGCAGTAAAAAACCAATACATCCAGAATGTTCAGGGAGTCCTTCAAGACAAACTGAAATCTAAGGAATTTGATGGAATCCCCATCAACCCCAAGTTGGCAAACGAACTACAAGACTTCCTGCTGGTAGATAAATACAAGACAGCAAGCGGTGAGACACTCACTGATTTCGACAAAACCATCTTGGAATTGAAGAGACCTGAGAACCATGCAACAAAGGTGAAAGTTGCCCTCCTGCTTAAAATCCTAGAAAAAGATCCTACACTATCTACCATCCAAAGAACAGGCGTTTCAAAGAAATCAAACGAACTGTTTGGGGAAGTAGCTAGACAAGTGACTAAAACTAAGACAGGTGGTAGCAGTCAACCAGCCAAACAAAATTCATGGTTCATTTAAATTTTAATAAATAAAAGGATAACAAAATGGCAATTCAAACAATCCCAGGTCTAACTGGCTTCACGTATGCTCGTGTCGCATCTATGGACAAGCGTGCTGTGGGTAAGCTAACTGACGCTAACCACCTGGAGAGCTTTCACTCAACTGAGCCTGCTGATTACGATAAGAAAATCATCAGCCTCTATACACAGAGCTCTCTGTACAGCAATGATTTCCTAGACATGATCAACAAAAGCACGCCTTATTACATTGATAATAATAGCGATGCTTGGAAATGGCAAGTAGCTGTTCCCTACAAATTCCCTAAGATTATCGACATCCCTGCTTCTACAGCTGAGCTGAGCAAGCCTGGTATCGATGGTCAAGAGTTCCAATTGGTAATTGACACAAATGAGTTCTCTAAGAACGCAATCATTTCTGTTGGTACTCGTCAATATGGTCCTCGTTTCTACGTTATTAAGGATCCAGTTCCTTGGAACATGGGCTTCCTTTACAGCTTCACACTTGTTACAGATAATCCAACTGTAGACTTCGTAAGCCCAACCTTCTTACAGGTAGGTATCGAACTTGAGTTGGTTGATGCTGCAATTGGTGAATTCGATCAAGACTTATTGGGTCTTCCTCGTTTGGGTGAGCAAATCACAATGTTTGAATCTTTGGGTTCTGCATATGGTTTTGAGCACAAAATCACTGAGTGGGCTGATGACAAAATGATGCGTGACTCTGCAGGTCGTCCTTTGGATATTCTTGTATATGCACCTCAACGTCGTAACCAACTTCCTTTAACTCGTAACGATGTTAAATGGGAGCCATTTATTGAGTTCTGGATGCGTAAGTCTATGCTTGAGTTAAAAGTTAAGCGTATGATTTGGTCTCGTCCTGGTACTGTTAAAACTAACGGTAGCAAGCAAGAACTTAAGCGTACATCTGCTGGTGTTTATCACAGAATGCGTAACAACGGTAACCTTGTTCAATACAACCGTGGAGAATTCACTGCAAACTTGATTCGTTCTGTGTTTGGTGACTTGTTCTACAGACGTGTGGATGTTAAAGACCGTCGTGTTAAAATGTACACTAACGAAGCTGGATTTGACGTATTCCAACAAGCTTTGAAGACAGACGCTTTAAACAGTGGCTTGACTTTCATGGCTGATAGCGGAAACCGTTACATGCAGGGAGAAGGTCAGCATATCACTTATAACTTTGCATTCGATGCAATGGTTACTCGTGAAACTGGTCGTGTTGAGTTAATTCACTTGAAAGAACTTGACCTTCCACAATCTAACCTTGAATTTGGTCAGAACAAGAAGAGCACACCTGTATTCATGGTGTTCGACGTATCTCCTATGTCTGATGGTTCATTGGTTAACAACATCCGTGAAGTACGTATGAAGGGTGCACCTTCTATGACTTGGGGTTATATCGATGGAACTCGCCACCACTTAGGCTTTGCTAAGTCTCAGGGTATGAGCTCTGCGAACAAATTCCCAGGATACGAAATCTGGATGAAAGACCGTTGTGATGTATTCATTGAAGACTTGTCTCGTACAGTTCTTATTGAAGAAATCCCACAATTCTAAGGAACCATTCTAAGGATTCTATCCTTAGACCCCTTATATCGAGAAGAGATTGCCCCCCACATCCCCGTGGGGGAGCTCTTCTCACTTACAGAGTGGTTGGACTGGGGTGTCTCCCAATCGCTATTCCCTTCGGTGGGAATCACTCTGCAAAATAAACCAAATAAAATAAACTACATATGGGTAAGTTAGGTAAAATCTCAACTATTAAGAAGGAGTATAATAACTCACAACTTCAAACAATGCAAGGCGGTCTTTCACTTAAAGGCCTAACACGTATTCCTGGTACAGGGGTATTTAAGTATCCTTACAAGGAATTGGATGGACAGTACAGAACAGGACTTGATCCTAATGCTAGTTACATCCGCAGAATCTCTGATCCTCTTGAGAGAGAACTAGAGACTGAGCGCGTTACAGCTCTTAGAGACAAATTACAATCTGCATTGGGAGATGTTGACTTAGGTCCTCGTTCTAGTTTCTGGAACTATGGATTGTCTACATCAACAAGTGATACGCTGCATGTTCAGCCTGTAAAACTTCTAGATAGTGATAACTTCTTTGATCTTAACATTCCTTTTCAGGAATTAGCGTTTTCATGGCTTCGTGTTCATCCTACAATTGCAAGCTCATATCAAGCTTGGGAGCGTGGTGAATATCCTGCTGAAACTCAGTTCTACGTAGCTGATGATGAAATCGAGAATGCTGTTCTCTTCAAGAAGAAGCAAATGATTAACAAAGCTATTGTTAAGTTTGACAGCATGACTCCTGAAAGAAAAAGAAAAGTGGCACGTTTGTTGGGATTACCTGTAACTGATGATACTAAAGAGGAAGCAGTTTACAACCTTGTAGACAATGTCCTAAAACAAACCGAATTTAAAAACGGTAAGTATCAAGGGTTAAATCCTGTTGAAGTGTTCACTCGCTTCGCAGATATGAAAGATAACTTACTCCATATCAAAGACTTAGTGAAACAATCTCTTCTTCACTCAATATATAGATCTAAACCTAACGGTAAAATTTATGAAGGTGAGTTTGAAATAGCTAAGGATGAAGATGATTTAATTAAATTGCTTGTTGATGATGATAATCAAGACTTGCTCTTGACTCTCGAAGCTAAGCTAAAAACTAAGAAATTGGCTGCAGTATGATACCAGTAGATAGTTTATTATATAAGATAGACCAAAAACTAAATAAACTATCAACTAATATACACCAGCAAATTAACTTGGAAGATAAAATTCTGGCTCTCAATGAGGCCCAGATTAAGCTGATAAAACAAAAGGTTGATGGTTTTAGTGTGGTAAGTGGAATGGGACTCGATGCTTTTAAGAAGCGTTATGAGGACCTCCAAAGCTTGGTCATAACATACAACAATCAACCTCTTGAACTTACTCTCAAGAACGAAGAACTAAATCAATGGTTTGCTAATCTGCACCTGCTTGTTCCTAAGTACATGTTCTATTTAGATGCATATGTACTAGCTGACAAAGGGGTGTGTAAGGATAGAAAGATCTGGATTAACAGAGACTTAGCTAAACATGGTGACCTTCAGTTCATTCTGAACAATACACATTATAGGCCGTCTTTTGAATACCAAGAGACTTTCAACTTCCTCTCGACAGATGAAATATCCATCTTTACAGATGGTACGTTCACTCCGAGTAAGATATATATTTCCTACATGCGCTATCCTGTATACATTAATAAAGAAGGATACATCATGTTAGACGGTGAACCATCATTTGACCAAGACTGCGAACTTGAACTCTATCTAGAGGATGAGTTGTTAGACTTAACAGTACAAAACCTAGCAATGTACACAGAGAACGCTGCTGCTGTTCAAAGTGCACAGTTCAGGATACAGACAAACGAATAAATTTTTCAATCACCTAAAATAAAGCAAAATGGCTGATTTTTCATTAACTACGCTTTTCGTAGTTCCAGTAGGGCAAACTGCGCTCCCTAGTTCTGGATCTACGCAAAACTTAACAGCTGGACAGTTTGGTATTTTTAAATCCGACTACACTCTAGCTACAGCTGCAAACATTGCAGCGTCTCCCTATTTTTATATTGCGCAGGGCCGTACAAACACTTATCTACAAGGCTCTAAGCGTTCAGATAAGATTAAAGGCTGTCCTTCAGGATCTGGTTGTAACAGCAATGTAACTGAGTGGTATAAAGTGGACGGTTGTCCTACTCCTCTCACTCAAATTACAGATGTTGTTAACTGGAACGCACAGTGTGGTGATATTATCACTGTAACACTTCGTGCTCACTCTAGCTACCTTGACACCTTGTATTTCAACGGTTTTACTCGTTCAGTAACTGTAAACGCACCTTGTTGTGATTGCGGTGGTGATCCTTGTTCTAACGTTGATGTACCTGCTTTGATTGATGATGTGATTTATCACTTCAATCTTCAAGCTCCTGGTAACAACCCTGACAACATCACTTTCTCTGACTTCTATCAGTTCCAGAGAATTGGTAACGACCAAAACGCTTTCTTGCGTATCACTGGTAAGCCTCTTACCAAATATGGTCAGCCTTGTGATGTGGCAGCATTTCCTTTCGAGTATGACAGAATGTGGTTCCGTACATTCGTATTTAGCGGACCTGCAACCACAGCTGACTTCATTGTAGCTGATCCTTGTAACACTGTTGCTGATCCTGTTGTAGTACAGCGTTCTTCTTACGCTTCTGGTACTTCTGCAGAGATTGCACAATTGGAGAAAAACTTCTACAGCTACCAAGCTGGTTACTTGAAGCATCTCTACAGGATGAATGGTTACAATGAGAACTTTGAAAGCTGGGTGAGTGATGGTACAACTTATACCACCTACTACATCAAGTTTAATGAGTTCGACAAGTCTGCTTATCAGTGGGGCGATTATATCTATGAAGACAGCACTGTAATCATTGCTCTTCAAAAGGATAGCGCTATGGAAACCGCTGTGGAAGCAGTTCTTGTGGCAGGTCTTGGTGCAGTTGTTGCTCAGAACGGTGCGTGTGTAACGACCACTTCTACAACAACCACTGTATGGCCTTCTACTACTACAACATCAACCTTGATTCCGTAATAGTAGGCAAGTAACATAGATTATATAACCTAAGCCAGAGGTGAGAGGATACTACTCAATCCTCTGGCTTATTTATTTAAAGCAACATGGCAGATTTAAAACTAGACATATTAGTAATCCCAACATATAATGTAACAACTCTTGGGGTTGCTGATGCTTCCGTTTACCCAACTAATCCACCTGTTGTTTCTGGTGCTACAATTGAAATTACGGTTCCTGGATTTGGAACATTCTATAAACCATTCAGCGTTAACGACTTTAACATATTTACAACATCAAACTTAGGAATAAGCCCCGTAGGTGTAGATCAACCTCTGCCTGATGGGGTTTATCGTTTAAGATATTCTGTAGCTCCTGCATACATAAACTTCGTAGAGAAGTCTATTATGCGTGTTGAGCAGTTACAGGAGAAGTTTGATGGAGCATTTATGAAGCTTGATATGATGGAATGTGATAGAGCTATCAAAACACAAGCATTTGTGGATCTCAACTCTATCAACTTCTTTATGCAGGGGGCCATTGCTGCTGCAAACAACTGTGCTGATCTTGAAGCAACAAAGCTTTATACTCAGGCAGATATGATGCTGAATAACTTTATAAAAAACAATTGTGGTTGCTCTGGAACCAACTACATAATAAACTTCTACTAATATGGCTATGTGTAAAAACTGTGGAGCTAAGGTTGGATGTGGATGTCAATTGATTAACGGTCTTTGTGCAGCATGTAATGGTGCTATAAAACAAGGAAGAAAACTTATAGGAAATGTTATCACCCAGGCTTACAAGTTGTCCAGAATGCGCTAGTATTCCAGCATTAATTGCTGATATAGATTGTAAACTAGCTTCTCTTGCAAACAACTTATACAACAATGTTGTGTTTATGTTGAACCAGCCTGTACCTGGAGGGGTAATGCTGGCTCTTATAAACTACAGAAGAATACTTGCTTATAAGTATTGTAACCCCGATTATGCTGCTCCATTCACGGTGAACATGATTGCGAGTAGAGTAAAACTTTTAAAATATAAATAAATGTCCAACATTTGTTCAAATTGCTATAACGGTTGTGTAGAAACAATATCTGATCAATGCGTAAGATATACGGGTGTAGATGTTCCTATTTTGGGAATCAAGACAGGAGACTCTCTTTCGTATGTTGAGCAAGCATTGATTACATTTCTCACATCAACTCTCGATGGAACTGGAATAATCCTACCCATCAACCCTCAAATTATTTGCGAGATTGTAAGTAAGAATCTTGTATCATGTGAAGACCTTAGTCTTCCAAACGTAATTAGTGCAATCATCAAAGCTGTGTGTGAATTAGACACACGCGTTACTGCTCTAGAGGATGATTTTGCTGCTTTAGAAGCATCTTACAGTGTAGGATGTCTTACAGGTGTAACTGGTTCCTCTGGAACACATGCAATCCTGCAAGCTGTTATTACAAAGCTTTGTGGCGTGGAGGTTTCTCTAAATGCTCTTTCTCTTAATGTAAGTACAAACTATGTTAAGCTTTCTGATCTTAACTCTCTGATTGCAGCCTATCTAACTAGTGTTGGAACTAGCAGTAAGTTTTTCAATCGCATGGTTCCTTTTTCTGTTGTAGAATACTATGGTACTCTTACAGGTAGATTTGATGGTACAGGTGCTGGTATTGTTGGAACTGATTGGGAGAAAATCTACCTCTGTAATGGTAACAATGGCACTCCTGATAAAAGAGGACGTGTACCAGTTGGTGCTACAACAGGCATGGGTGGAGGATCTTTCAACCCTGCAGTGGACCCTGGTGTAGCTGGTAATCCTGCTTATGCTTTATTAGGAACTGCTGGTTCTAACAGTGTAACTCTTTCAGCTACAGAGATTCCTGCTCACTCTCACTTGGCTACAGCTACTGTAACTGATCCTGGACACTTGCATACAATTGCATATGCCCATGGAGAAGCTGATCAGAATGAGCCTGGTACATCAGGTGACCTTATGGATATGAATGGCATAAAGAGTTCGTCTACTAGTACAAACACAGCAGTCACAGGAGTTTCTGTGGCAGTCAGTGTTGGTTCTACAGGAGGCGGATTAGCCCATGCTAACTACCAGCCTGGTCTGGGATGTTACTACATCATGTATATTCCTTAATAGTTAAACTCTTTATATAAAATGATATACCTTCCACAAAATCCATGCTGTACAACGATTCCAGTTGTCACCTGCGGATGTGATCCTTGTAGTACGCCCCTTACACCAACTAACAATGTTGCATACAGCGGACCTAATTTATCTTGTACATTAATTGCAACATATGACACAGCAACCGTGGCTTTCCAAAAGATTGACACTCAAATCTGTAGTCTTAAACAACAGATCTACAATCTTCAGGTGGCATTAGGTAATTGCTGTCCAACAACAACAACAACATCAACTTCCACAAGTTCGACAACCACAACAACTACAACAATAGCTTGTCCTTCTTGTGCGTTCTACTCTGTGACCAATTCAACTGTTTCACCTGTTAATATATCTTACTATCAGTGTGGAGGAATTCTTGTAAACACTTCTGTAGCAGGTCCTAGCATCATCTACGTATGTGCTTGTACAGGAACATTAGTGGTGCCTCCTATACCAGGTGTGTCATCAGCTAATCTTGGAGTGTGTCCTACAACAAC